AGGGGTTGTTGTCCTTTTAGGTTTGAAGTTGGGGAGAAGCCCAATTTCCCGTCCTTCGGGATCTGTTCTCGAGCAAATCGCACCGCTCGCTTGGGTTTCGACCTTTCGCTCCAACTTGGCAATGCCCGGATATGACTCCGTCATCAGTCTTAAATCCTTGAATAGGTGTCACTTCTCATGTGGCGTTCGTCGCATCCGCGACACGCGCACGGGGGGCGTTGAGAACGCACAAGCCCCTAAATCCGTCGCCCAGAGTGCAGGGACTCAGGAACACGGTAACAAACATCCTTCACGCACTGAAAATCAAAAGAATCGTAAGAAGAAGGATGTTGACCAGGTTGCCACTAGTCGCCGAAGGCGCAACAAGGAAGTTGCGATGAACAGTGTAGAGCAAGAAGACACTACTAGCCGCGGCAAAGTGGATCACGTAGCTCGACGAGGAAGGACCAGACTCCAGAGAGCAAAAGACTGGGTTGCTCTTGGGATTAGAAGGAGTACGACGAGCGGACAACGCGATCTGATCCAGAAGGCAGAAGCAGACTTGGGGGCCTACGAAGAGACTCCCGAAAATCCGCAAGGAATTTCTAAAGAGCAGTTCGATGCCTTCTGTAGCAGCCACCATCTGTATCGAGAAGCCAAATGCAACTATGCTCAAGCCATAGTTGCTCGAGTTGATCGAGACGCAGGCGATGTTGCTTTTCGTATGAAGACGATTAATAGCAAGATCAGCCGCATCCGAGACAGGAGACTTGGACTGCTACGAGGATTGTGTCGACGAATGTTCGGCATACGTGATGTGTCAAGTTTGGACTTCGAAGAGTACGCATCTGGTAGCTTCCGTGCCAAAGAGAAGGCTCCAGCCGGTGGTGAATACGATCCATTGGCAGATCTAGAGAGGCGCAGGGAGCATCCAGACGACTTTACCGAAGATGTCAACAATGTCGTCCAAATTTACAATCGTGGTGGACCTGCTAATCAGAAGTTAGCAGCAAAAGAGTTGGTGCAATTGTACAATTCAATTCGTGCCTACTCAAACGCGATCACCAAGCGCAAACCCCAGAGAAAGACGCAACACAACGTTTCAAACCGGGGAAAAGCGCAAGTGCGTCGGCAAGTCTCCATTCAAAGAGCCCAATTGAATGGAGCCAATGGTGAGTACACTGGCACGGATGGAGTCACCATCGCCCAGGTACACACTTTCATTGAAGCCCGCAGGAATTGCTCGAAATACATTGATTTCTTGCGGAGGCTCAAAACAGTTTGCGATGAGAATCAGGATCATCGCATTTCGTTCAACTGTGCCGGTGAAGTCACTGAGTTAAAGGTGCCCAGTCCATGCGAAAGTGCTTTGCACCAACTCACAGTGACTTTACTTATTGTGGCCGTGAGTGGACGTTTCTACAGACCTTTGGATGAAAACCTGTTTCTCAGGATCCAAACTGTGGAAGCGAGTACCGCTACACCAAGAGCACCGACCACAAGCTCCCATTCACTATTTCCTGGGTCACGCACCATTTTCAATAGTGAAGACGTGGAGCGCATGTCGAGAGAGGGAGGTGCCCAAAATGAGCGCCTTAACGGCATGCATGGGGAGTACACAAATTCCGACGATGTGAATGCACGTACACTTCTTGAAGTAGTGCTTCTCATTCTTATGTATCACATCGGTTCTGTGACAATTCTCCCCATTCTCTTGCATTTTCCGTTGTTGAGATTCGCAGCTCATTCGTATCTCCAGAAAGGTGTTGTTTTGTTGTTGGCTGTGTTCTTAGAAGGTGGCAACATTTTGATGTTACCCTTCTATGTCACATGGTACTTCACACAAACAATCTTGCTTGGGATACTTGTGAAGTTGGTATCCTTGAAGATTCCAGGTTTTCAAGCTTACACGTTGGTGGTGCTTTGCCTGCTAGTCAGGCATTTCCGATCACAATTAAATGGGGCCAACGGTGAATTCACAGGATTGGACGGTACCAAGCCGAAGACTAAGAAGCAGAATGTATGTGCCGCTGTCGAACAAGTCATGCAAGAGAAAGAAAAGCTGGAAGGACACAATGACGCAAGAACTGAATCAGTTTCAACTGAGCAAGATGCTGCACCAAAGATAACGTCTTTTTGTGACACGCTTTCATATAAAAGTACTTACACGCACCAGTTTGAAGAGAATTGGAAGTACTGGATAACACCAATCGAAGATGAATGGTCTGTCATTCCAAACCACGATATGCCCAATTATGTGGCTCAAGTCCTGGATCAAGATTTTGGAGTGAGGATTCCGTCACAAGGAGCATCCACTTATGTTGAAAGCACCATTGATGCTGTCAAGGAAGTCCTTCAGGGAGATGAACAATTGGAGTACCATGAAGAAGAAGCTCTAGGAAATGCTGATTTGTTCATCCACAATGGAGGTAGACAGAATATCTTGAAAAAGTGCACAGAAACCGGAGACAGACTGGCAAGAATTCTGTGGATCTACTTCGGAGTGACCATCCCAATGTACTTGGTATGTTTCACACACGCGATTATAGCAGGGTTGTGTGTGGTGATGACAAAGATGAGATTGGGATGGTTTGCCAAGTGGCTGGCCGATGCCACCTTTTTGAACACGACCAAGGTTGTTCGCGAGGGTTGTTATGTCTGGGTTGCAAAATCTAGCAAAACAGCTCCAGCGAATACTGAACAAGAGGTGAGAGATCGGCGATGCGCAACACACAGGGATGATGACCTTAAGAACGAAATGGCCTTGAGTGAGATGGACTTGTATCGAATACAAGTGAAGTATTCGATTTTCTTCGGACTCACAATTCGAGCACTAAAGATCTTCGACCACTGTGTTTTTGAACGCATGACTGTAGAGCAAAAGTGTGTGTATCCTTCAGAAACTACCCCTTTTGCTTTGCACTCAGCTTACATTGCAACCACTGAAATGATCAAGCGTAGTCATGACTGCAATGTCACTTTGGAATCCCGAATTCACGTAGCTAACTCATATATTTGGGCAAAAGTGCTCATTATGAGTGCAGCGATGAGAATCCAGTACGTGACATCGGGTTTTCGGGAACCCATGAGCTTGTGAATCCGGTGCTCATGGGTTGTAAGCTAGGATTCGTACGGGTCGATGAGAAGGGCCGTCGGCCGGACGATAGTCTTAGCATAAAGATAATTAAGAGAAATAAGAAGATAGGATGGCGTTCGGCAGTAGTCGGGGTGTTTTCGAGCATCAGGCTATTCGATTGCGAATGCATTTCCTTAAAATACCAGAGTGGGGTGGAAGAACAAATTGCTTCGGCAATTTATAGATTTGGTCGCAAAATGCCACACCCACAGAAAGAACGTATTCGAGAGTTCGTGTTGTATGCCAAAGAATTCATCCAACTCCAATGGCCAAATCCTCTTCGAGATGAGGATGTGATGAATTTCCCAGAATGGCTCGAATACGGTACGAAGTATCCCGGAGAGCGCAAGAAGGAATTGCGCAATCTCTATAGAAAGATGGAACGTATTGATGAGAAAACTGTTGTTGTCAAGTCGTTCATCAAAGATGAGTTTTACCACAAACCGAAATTCCCACGTGGAATAAACCCATTTTTAGATGAGATCAAAGACATCACTGGCAATGTGTTCCATGCAGTTGATCACCACACCTGCTCCTCAAAGTTTTTTGTGAAATACTCCAATGTTTCGAATAGAGGCAAATTACTTTCACAGACGTTTGGAGATGATGAGGTGTGTGAAACTGATTTCTCAGGATTTGAAGCACACCACCGCAAGGCGTTCGCGTACATTATATATTTCTGGGTCATGCATATGACCAGAAATTTGAGTGGTGGGAGGCTGTTTCATGATTTGATTGCTCGACTTATTTTGGGAAGGAATCACATAATCTTCCGAGACTTGGTGCTTGATTTAGATCAAACATTAATGTCTGGCGCTATGTGGACTTCATCCTCAAATGGAGTCTTGAATCTTCTCCTCATGTCATACCTTGTTATGAAATCGAGAGAACCCCATCTCGGACCTAAAGAATTGGCGATTCTTGCTCAGACTCAGTTCGTAGGTCTATTCGAAGGGGATGATGGGATTTGTGCACCGAAGTGTCGAGTCAACCGTGAATTGATTGTTCAGCTCGGCTTGGAGCTTGAACTGAACTACAAGTCTAGGTTCTATGAAGCCAAATTCTGCGGTATGACGTGTGTTCCTGAGACTCTCGAAGTTCTCAAAGATCCGATGCAAGTCTTGTACTCCTTCTTTGTTTTACCACGAAAATATGTACAAGCTAGTGACAAAGTGTTGAAAGGTCTTTTGAGAGCACGCGCAATGAGTTACAAAACTCTCTTCCCGAATGCTCCAGTCATTGGTCCATTGTGTGATCACGTCTTGTTTTTAACTAAGAGTTTCACACCGAAATATGATTCAGCTGTGCTGTCATATTGGTTTGGAGGAGTTGACCAGACCGTGGTTCGCGTAAAAGCGCAGGTCGACTTACGCGCCCGACATCTTGTGGAAAAGCTGTACGGGTGCCCAGTGGCTTTGCAAAACTTGATCGAATCGGCATTTACTGGAAATGATCCACAGATCAAGTTGAGGATTCGGGACTTCGTACCAAACTTACAATGGGAATTAGCGCGATGTTTTATCACCCAAGATCCCTCTGCATGGGTGCATCCACCGTGCAAATTCGTCCCGCCCATTGTAACTCAGATACTCACGAATGGATTGAAGCCGAAATCTTTGAATCACAAAGCCAGACGTGAGAATCTGAAGTTTGACTCTGAATACCACCCTGTTGCGTATCAGAGTCCGATTCACCCAATCCGGGCTGATAGGATTGGAGAAATAAAAC